ACTATGCCATCGAGCAGGGGTTCTCTTTCGCTCGCCGACTCCGGGACCAGTGGCTCGGTTGGCCAGCCCGCGTCTCGGCGCTGATGGCGGCAGAACTCGGGGTCGATCCCCACAAGCTCGAGGCGCTTCTGTCGGAACAGGTCCGCGAGCAGCTCCAGGCTTCTGCAACCGATGAGCTTCGCCTGCATGAGCGCTCGCCTTGAGACGAGGTTTCAAGGTTGGAGACTCCAACCTTGAATTTTCCCAAGACGGTGGACAATGCCGAGTGACTATTCCGGCAACGCCGCCTTCCTGAGGAGCCTGACCGACGGCCTGACGCCCGATCCGCTGATGACGGTCGCCGAATGGGCCGACACTTATCGGATCCTGTCGGGAAGAGCGGCAGCGGAAGCCGGCAAGTATCGAACCTCTCGCACGCCCTACATGCGGGAGATCATGGAGAACCTCTCGCCTTCGAGTCCCGTCGAGCGGATCGTCTTCATGAAGGCGGCGCAGACGGGGGCCACCGAGGCCGGCAACAACTTCATCGGCTTCGTCATCCACCAGGCGCCGGGCCCCATCCTGGCCGTGCAGCCTACGGTGGAACTGGCGAAGCGCAATTCGCAGCAGCGTATCGACCCGCTGATCGACGACAGCGAGGCGCTGCGGAAGATCGTGGCGCCCGCGCGGAGCCGTGACAGCGGCAATACGGTTCTGGCCAAGCGCTTTCCCGGCGGCCAGCTGGTTCTGACGGGCGCCAACAGCGCCACGGGGCTCCGCTCGATGCCGGCACGCTATGTGTTTCTGGACGAGGTCGATGCCTATCCGGGCGATGTTGACGGGGAAGGGGACCCGATAGCGCTCGCAGAAGCGCGTACCGCGACCTTCGGGCACCGAAAGAAGCTGTTTCTGGTGTCGACACCGACCATCAAGGGTCTGTCGCGCATCGAACGGGAGTATGAGGCCTCCGATCAGCGGCGGTTCTTCGTGCCATGCCCCCATTGCGGAGCGATGCAGTGGCTGCAGTTCGAGCGTCTGCGCTGGGAGAAGGGGGAGCCTGAGACTGCGCATTACCTCTGTGAGGCCTGTGACGGGCAGATCTTCGAGTCGGCCAAGACGGAAATGCTGGCACAGGGCGAGTGGCGGGCCACTGCCGACGGAAATGACCCTAGGACACGCGGATATCACCTCTCGGCCCTCTATTCGCCGGTCGGTTGGACAAGCTGGGCCGGAATTGCCCGCAGCTGGGAAGATGCCCAGGCGAATGATGCCGCACTGAAGACCGCGAAAAACGTACTCTTGGGTGAGACCTGGATGGAATCCGGCGAAGCGCCCGACTGGCAGCGACTGTATGACCGCCGGGAGCGCTGGGTCCCCGGTACTGTACCTCAGAGGGCGCTGTTCCTCACCGCAGGGGCCGACGTCCAGAAGGATCGCATCGAAATCGACGTCTGGGGCTGGGGGCGGGGCCTCGAAAGCTGGCTCGTCGACCACATTGTCATCGAAGGGGGCCCGGATCGTCCGGCAGCCTGGACGGATCTCACCGCCTTGTGTGCTCGGACGTGGCGCCATGCCTCGGGAACCCAGATGCGGATCGTCCGGCTGGGCGTCGATACCGGCTACGAGGCGCCTGCCGTCTATGGCTGGGCGCGTGGTCAAGGCTTCGATCAGGTGGCACCCTTGAAGGGTGTCGACGGTTTCAACCGGCTGAGCCCGGTCTCAGGCCCCACTTACGTCGACATGACGGCGGGGGGAAAGCGCATCCGGCGCGGTGTCAGGCTGTGGACGGTGGCGGTCTCGAGTTTCAAGTCGGAGACCTATCGCTTTCTGCGCCTCGAGCGCCCGACGGATGAGGAGATTGCTTCCGGTATCACGCATCCGCCCGGCACGATCCACTTGCCGGCCTGGGCCGAGAGCGAGTGGTGCAAGCAGTTCGTCGCCGAGCAACTGGTGACGGTTAAGACCAAGCGCGGTTTTCAGAGACTGGAGTGGCAGAAGCTCCGCGAGCGCAACGAGGCGCTGGATTGCCGGAGCTATGCGAGGGCGGCCGCCTGGATCGCCGGCATCGACCGCTGGGGCGAGGATCGCTGGGAGGCACTGGAGACGGAATTGCGGGATGGAGCAGGCGTGTCGCGCTCAAGCGAACGAACGCCCGCCCGGAAGCAGAACACGCGCCCCGTTTCCGGAGCGCGTGATGGGAACTGGATCGGCCGAAGACGCGGCTGGATCAAGTAAGCGTGTGGCTCAAGCCTTGTTCTTGAGTACGTAGACGTAAGGCTTGGAGATGCCCAGATCCTTGGCAATCGCTTCGGCTGATTTCTTGGCCTTGAAGCCGGCAATCACCGACTTCCGCAGCTTGGCGACGTCAGCTGTACTGCGGCGAGAAACCTTGCGGGCTGCCGTCTTCTTCACGGGTTTCTTTGCCTTCACCGACTTCACGGCGATGGCCTTCTTCGTCTTCTTGCTTGAAGTGCCGGCACTTGCCGCGGACTTCTTCTTCGCCTTCTTTGCCATGCTTAATGACTCAGAGTGCGCGCAGCTGGTCGGCGGATTCCTTGCCGCTCTTGCGGTCGCTGACGATCTCGAAGGACACCGCCTGGTTTTCGTCGAGACCGCGGAGGCCGGCGCGCTCGACAGCACTGATATGAACGAACACGTCCTTGCCGCCGTTATCCGGCGCAATGAACCCGTAGCCCTTCGTGGAGTTGAACCACTTCACTTTACCTGTAGCCAAAACGTCGTCTCACTTCTTGTTTGAGTGTCGTTGCCGCTGTCCTGGACAGCGGGGCGCATCAAGACAGGGAAAACTCAACAAAGTCAATTGATCCGCCTGCGGAATTTGTCCGCTCGGTCAAAGTCTATTGAAGGAGAGCAAGTAGAATGCCTTGGTCTCTTCCCGAGCTCGACGCGCTGCGGAAAGCCTACGCCAGCGGCACGCTCAGGGTCTCCTTCGAGGGGAGGAGTGTGGAGTATGGGGCGGCGGCCGATCTCCTGAGCCGGATCCGGACGATCGAGGCCGAAATGGCCGCCCAGTCCGGCACCAGGCCGCCCAAGCGCAGTCTTGCCTCCTTCGGGCGGGGATAGATCAGGATGAACTGGCTCGATCGGGCCATCGGTGCTGTGTCTCCGGCTGCCGGGCTTCGTCGTGTGCGCCAGCGCCAGGCGCTTCGCCTGATAGCACGCGCCTATGAGGGTGCGAAGGCAGGGCGGCGCACGGATGGCTGGGTGACCGCAGGGACAGGCGCCAATGCCGAAATTGCACCAGCCAGTGCACGGCTTCGGGACCGCTCGCGGGACTTGGTGCGCAACAATCCCTATGCCGCTAAGGCGGTGGGGGCCCTTGTGAGCAACCTCGTCGGCACGGGAATCGTGCCGCGGGCAAGATCGAAGAGAACATCTGCCGCAAGGCAGGCCGACCAACTCTGGCTGCAGTTCGCGGCCAGCTGTGACGCGGACGGGCTCACCGACTTCGGCGGTCTGCAGGCACTCATCGTTCGCAGCCTTGTCGAGAGCGGCGAGGTCATCGTCAGGTTCCGGGATCGTCGCGTTGAAGACGGGCTGCCGGTTCCCCTGCAGTTGCAGGTGCTCGAACCCGACCACCTCGATAGTGCGAAGACCGAGGATCTTGCCGACGGCGGTTACATCGTGAATGGCATCGAGTTCGATGCGCTCGGGCGCAGGCGCGCCTACTGGCTGTTCCCGGTTCATCCGGGCGACTCCCGCGGGCGTGTTCTGGCGTCGCGACCGGTTCCGGCCCGCCAGGTGATGCATCTCTTCGAGCGGCTGCGGCCGGGGCAGGTGAGGGGTGTGCCGTGGTTTGCCTCCGTCATCCTGAAGCTTCGCGACCTCGACGATTACGATGACGCCGAACTGATGCGGAAGAAGATCGAAGCCTGCTTCGCGGCCTTCGTAACCGGTGCGCAGGACGAGGAAACACTCGGCAAACCGTCTGTTGGTTCGAGCGGCGACCGGATCGAGAGCTTCGAGCCCGGCATGATCGAGTACCTCGAACCTGGGAAGGATGTGAAGTTCGCGTCTCCCTCGGCCAACGGCGACTATGCAGACTACATGCGGATGCAGCTTCATGCCGTGGCAGCCGGTGTCGGCCTCACCTACGAGTTGCTCACCGGTGACCTGAGCCAGGTGAACTATTCCTCCATTCGCGCGGGGTTGATCGAGTTCCGCCGCCGGATGGAATCGCTGCAGTGGCAACTTCTCGTTCCAGGTCTGTGCCAGCCGGTCTGGGCGCGCTTCGTCGAACTGGCACAGGCAGCAGGCAAACTGCCTGAAGGCGAGATTACCGCAGAGTGGACCGCGCCAAGGTTCGAGGCCGTCGATCCGCTGAAGGACATCCAGGCTGATATCCTCGCGGTGCGCGCCGGTGTCATGACGCTGAAGGAGGCGATCGCGCGCCAGGGCTATGACCCCGCCCAGGTGCTGGCCGAGATCGCCGCCACCAATGCCGAACTCGATGCCGCGGGGATCACGCTCGACACCGACCCGCGACGCTCGACCAAGACGGGGCAGGAGAAAGCCGCTCCTTCCGACCTACAGGATCCCAACATCCAGAACTGACAAGGAGGGTTCGAATGACCCACCAGGACCCGCCGCAGAGCATTGCGGCGGAAGCGGACAGCTGCGAGCTTCCGCTCCAGACCCGCATGGACGTGCGGCTCATGCCGGACACAGCGATCGCCGAGGCCCGAACCATCGAGGTCGTATGGTCGACCGGGGCACCCGTCCGGCGCCGAGATCCATGGTCGGGTCGGGGCTATGAGGAAGTTCTGTCCCTCGACCCCGCCCATGTCGACCTCACGCGTCTCAATGGCGGGGCGCCGCTGCTCAATACCCATGGCGCCTTCGACCTCGAGGACGTGATCGGTGTCGTCGAGCGGGCCTGGATCGCGCGCGAAGCGGGATCTTACGTCGGCCGCGCCACCGTGCGCTTCAGCGACCGGGCCGACGTCGAACCGATCTGGCAGGACGTGAAGACCGGCATCATCCGCAACGTCTCGGTCGGCTACGCCGTCCGCGCCTACGAGATCCGGGAGGAAGAGGGCACGATCCCGGTCTGGACCGCTGTCGACTGGCAGCCGCTCGAGCTCTCGGCCGTCCCCGTCGGTGCCGATGGCGCCGCGGGCTTCCGGTCTCAACCGACCCCCACGACGTGCCGCCTGCTGCGTCAGGCACCCCCCTCCAATCCAACGGACAAGGATACCCCCATGACTGATGTGACCCCGACCCCTGCCGAATCCGAGCGTAGCGAGCCGGTCATCGAGCCTGCTCCGGCGCCCATCGCACCTGAACCCGCCGTACGCGAGGTGGTGCAGCCTGCCGCTGAGCCGGTCGCCCGCGCCTTGCCGCAGGAACCCGCCATCAAGCCCGACCAGATCCTCGCCCAGGAACGCTCGCGCATCTCCGGAATCTACGAGGCGGCCCGAAAGCTCCATGTCGACCAGAAGCTGGCGGATGACCTCGTGAAGCGCGGCACTTCGCTCAGCGAGGCCCGTGGCCTCCTCATCGATGCCGCCGCCCTGGCCGATGCGGCCATCGAAACCCGCCCGCATGTTCGTGCCGGCGAACTCGATGCCGCCGAAACCCGCAGGTCTGCCGTCGAGACCGCACTTCTGCATCGCTTCGAGCCGGGCAAGTTCCGCCTCACCGATGCGGCGCGCGAGTGGCGGGGCTTGAGCCTCATCGAAATGGCCCGGAGCTTTCTGGAGGCTGAAGGCACTCGGGTGAAGGGCATGGGCCGCGACGAGATCGCCACCCGCGCGCTCCATACCGGCTCAGACTTCCCGCAGATCCTCGCAGGCGTCACGAACCGCACGCTCCGCGATGCCTATGAAGCGGCTCCCCGCACCTACCAGGCGATTGCCCGCCGGGCGACGGTCGCCGACTTCAAGTCGGTGCAGCGCCTGCAGCTTGGTGAAGCCCCGCAGCTGGAGAAGGTCAACGAGGCCGGCGAGTTCAAGCGCGGCAGCATCGGAGAGGCCAAGGAAACCTACCGCGTCGAGACCTACGGCAAGGTGGTGGCCATCACCCGCCAAGTGCTGATCAACGACGACCTCGACGCGTTCACCCGTGTGCCCTCGCTCTTTGGAACGGCAGCGGCGACGCTCGAGTCGGATGTCGTGTGGAGCATCTTCACCGCGAACCTCGCGATGGCCGATGGCAAGACGCTGTTCCATGCCGGTCATAGCAATCTTGCCGGAACCGGAACGGCGCTCGATGTCGCGAACCTCGCCAAGGCGCGCACCGCCATGTCGAAGCAGACCGGCCTCGACGGCAAGACGGTGCTCAACATCCGTCCTTCCTTCCTGGTCGTTCCTACCTCGCTCGAACTTGCCGCGGAGCAGCTCCTTGCCCAGAACATCGTTCCGACCAGGGTGGGCGATGTGGTTCCGGCGACCATCCGCAGTCTCGCGGTCGTCTCTGAGCCCCGCCTCGATCCGGCGTCGGGTGCTGTGCCCTGGTACTTGGTCGCCAGCCCCGCTGCCATCGACACCATCGAGTATGCATTCCTCGAGGGCCAGGATGGCGTGTTTATCGAGACTCGCATGGGCTTCGATGTCGATGGCGTCGAGATCAAGGCCCGCCTCGACTTCGGCGCCAAGGCCATCGACTGGCGTGGTCTCTACAAGAACCCGGGCGTGGCGCT